TTTTAGCAATTAAAGCTTCCAAGACACTTACACCCAAGGCTGTTGTTGCTAAACCTTTAAAGCCTTCGTATTGATTTGTATCTAAATTAGCCTTACCCCAATCACCCAGGTCTGTTAGCCTGGCACTGGCATTCTTACCTAATGCCTGGAGTTCAATGTTCTTTGCTGCTTCTGGATCATTGGCTTCTTGCTCCATCTTCACAAAGCCACCTAACATCTGATCAAAGGTTTCTTGACTCATGTTGGATTCTTTTGCTGCATTCTGGAACCATTCGATACGCGGATCTTCCATATCAAATTCACCACTTACACCTTCTGGCACGTTCATTTCGTATTCGCCTTCTGGCGATCCAGCGAAACCACCAAGCTTTTTTTCAGCATCGTTATAAGCTTTAGCCTGGTCCTCAACTGTCTTGTATTTTTCTTTAAGCCACTCTGGTCGTTCACCATCATCGGCTGTTGCTTCTACTACAGGGGACTCAACAACTTCTTCAGTTGCTGCTTCCTCTACTGGAGTGTCATCTATTAAAGTTTCTTCTTCGCTCACTTTACTCTCCTATTTTATTTTCTTTTATTTTCAGCCAACGACAGTTGTTCCATGATCTGACGAACAATAGCGTTTTGACCTTCTCTGATCCCGGCACCAAATTGTGTCGAGTTTGGATTTAATACTGGTCGATCAACTGTAATTGATTTCAACCGATCCAGGACATACTTACCCGCATCTGTATTAAAACATTCTTGAAACTGCCCCGCTATTTCACGCGACTTGGCTTCGTTTTCTTTCCTGGCTTTTTGTATTTCTTTACCATCAAGATCTAATTTATCCCAACTGCTGCTGTTGCTCTCCGCCACCTTGCATCTCCTGTGCTTGTGCTTGTTGTTGTTGCATTGCTTCCTCGGCTTGTGCCTGGATCTCAGCTCTTTCTTCAGATGAGCGCAACAATTCTTGATCAATACCAAGCTTCTTACCTATGTAAGCTGGTAGATCTTCCATCTTAGTTCCTAATGCAAATACTTCTGGTCCAAGGGCCATACTCATTTCCATGTACTGTTGGATTGCCATCATATCTTCTTGATCTTGGGCCCTGGCTAATGGTGAAGTATGCTTGATCGTAACCTCACGACCATCAACTTTAAAGTCACCGACCTTACCATTCTTTTTAAGAATATAAACTGATCGCTTAATGATCTTCTCAATAAACTCAGTCTGCAGCCTGGAGAATGCTGATCCAGCATCCATGACTAATTCTTGACCACGCATTGACATTTCAGTAGCTGTCTTAGTTGGTGAGTCCATACCGCCATAAGGATCAGCGAATAGACATTTGTTAATACTTTCTCTTAGATCTTCCATGACTAGCTCAGATACATTGAAGTCACCAGCTCTTTCGAGTGGACGCAATGTTGGATTAGAGCTGTCGTTAGATCCAACTGGAATGGCTGTACCTGGTTCCAGGTTGATGTTATATGGATTAATAACCCCATCATCTGTCACTGTATAGATTCCAGAAATAGCCAGAGCTGCGTTCCTTAATGAGAACTCACTGACTTTGTTTACTGTTTTGATTGCTGGCAGCACTTGCATTACTCTACCTCGACCAAGGATCTCACCTGGTACAACCATTTCCCGGAATACGATCCAAGGAGAAACTTCATAGTATCTTGTGAATATTACCTTTTGATGCTCTTGCTCAATCACACACTGATAGTAAGCGTTTTCTTTTGGAGCATACACAGTACCTTCAATCAACTCGATCTTGGCATCTGGTTTATCTTTAGCTTTTCTTTGAGCTTCATCTGATAGATCAGCACCAGGCCAAATTCTATCAATATGCCTAGCTGGAACTGAGTGCTTTCTCCAGACTGTTTCAATAGATCCTTTTGGACCTTCCTCTGGGAATAGATCTGCGAGTGGGACTGCAGTAAAATGTAATAATGAATCACCACCTGGCTCGGCTTCTTCTAGCATTAAGGCGCCTGTTGAAACGCTTAGATCTAGTAAAGCTTCGTGTGCCTGGGTAGCAAAGTTGGAATGATTAATATGATCAAAGAGTACATCGTTGGCTTCATCCAAATACTGCTGGACTTCTTCCTTATCTTCTTTGACCTCAGATCCGACGACCAGTTTGGTCCATTGTCGCCAGGGTGGAATTAGAGTTGCTTGTAATCTTGACGCAAACTTCTGAACACCCATGACTGCTGTTGAATCATATATGTCGACGTTCTTCTTTTGACCTGGAGTATGAAGATTAAAGTTCTCACGTTGCGGTAGAGCATAATCGTAACACTCTCTTAAATGATTGATCCAGGGATCCTTGCGACTGACGGCAGCTTCATATCTTGCAAGCAGTTCTTTAACTGTTCCCAGTTCTTTAGGTATCTCAAACTTGGACATCTTAGTATTTTCCGCCTAGACTTGTCGTAACACCTTCTTCATCACCAGAGATTAAACTAAAGCGACCACGCTTCTTTCTTTTGCGTGCTGCTTCTCTCGATGCAATTTGCTTGTCAACTTTCTTATCTTCTTTCTCTTGTCTTACTTCAGCCTTTGTTACTTCTGGTGGTTTAACTGGATCTTTGCGTCGTCTGCCCATGATGCTCCTTGATTGATTATATTATTCAGCTGTACTGACCGCTTAATAAAGAAGTGCGACTCTTTAGGTTTGAACCTGTAGAAGCGCCACCCTCTGCTTGGCGGAATTTTCTTACCTTATCATTCTTCTCGGTAGCAAACTTGTTCTGCATATCTGATTTTTCCTTGGTAGTTTTTTTAGCTGTTGGATCACCGCCTTTAACGTAACTCCAAGAATCCGATCTGCTGCCCATTGTGCTTCCTCATTAAATGTTTATATAACTGCCATCCGGTGTAGATATACCAAGTCTTGATCCCTCCAATACCTAGCAAAGCTTTTGTTTGCTCAACACAAGTAGATAGTGTTGGGTATGGATTGCGGATCACAGTATTATCGCGACGAATATTAACGTGGATTATAACACTACAATTCGTATCTCGGACTACATTTTGTATATTATCTTTTGGACCGAATGGCAACACCTCGACATCGGTTCCGCCTAACCTGGCATTAAACTTGATCCAGTTGAAACCATCCCAGCGTACTGCATACACATGGCGGTAGTTTGGTTTGAGTAACTTAGCAAGCTTCCAGGGCATATCTCCATGTTCAAAGAGTACATACCATTCTGCATAATCATACTTCCACTCGTCAATGAGAGAGTGTTTGATCCAACTCAAAAAACCGCCCAGTCTTGCTTGAGTATAGCTGGACCGGTCATATTTGCATGACGCTTATCGATCCAGGCAACAGCAAAGTATCGGAAACTATCAGCTCCATGTGAACTCCAATCGTGAAGTGGACGATCCTTGTAGATTCTCTTATCTTCGTCATACTCGGTTCGGTAATAACTTAGAGCTCGAATACCATCAGCGCAGCGCTTCTCATCAAAGTAACACCTTGGAAGTATTCGCCTGGCTGCTTCAATACCATCCATGATCGGAATGTTTGGAGTAACTCGGAACACGATCCCCATCTGCCTGGCTTGATCTTTACGAGATTTACCACTGGTTAGTTCTCTCACTTGAATATCATGTGGAGCCCAGTGATCGCCATAGGTTATATTGTGAGTATCTCTAAAGTCATGCAGCCAATTGATGTAATGCTGCAGCCCTTGTCCATTGTTTTCATAGTAACCAATTACTCTAAGCTCAGTGCCAGCTCTCTGGATCAGCCAAATTGAAGTAGCATCCGCGATCCCAAGATCCCAAAAACTGTGGACCGGCAGCACTGGATCAATCGGAACCCTGGTGATTCTGTTATCTTCACGAGCTGCTTCGATCTGCCTGGCATAGTAAGCGCCCTTCCGATTCTCAAGTGGCTCTCCAAGCCAGATATGTTTGTATAGAGCTGAGTCAACTTTCTGAAGGTGCAGCCGTTCCTTCTCCAGCTCTGGTGGGAAAAATGGGTTGTCACTAAAATTGACCTTGCAGACGTAAGAGTCCTCTGGTGGATTGATCACGAATCGTTGGTATGTTGGATCCAGGAGATCTTGAGCATTGAAGGAGATCCAGATCTCACTGCCTGGTGATCGGATGGTCGGAACCAATGTGTCGTAACTAGATGAGGTGATTTTCTCTGCTTCTTCGAGCCATACGATCTGAATACCCTCCATTGATTTGATCTTGGTTATGTTTGATCTAAGACCTTCAAAGCTGAAGCGTGATCCATTACGGCCAATGATCTGAGTCTTTTGAACCTCAAAGAAGTCTTGCAGCCCCATACGCTCGATGGTATCGGATAGCAGCAGCAACACTGAGTCACTGATCGACTTCTGGATCTCCCTGGCACATAAGATCCTGGTCTTATCTTTGTAAGCTCTCATTACCAGGAGCTGCGCTATTGTCCAGGATTTCCCACTACCTCGTCCCCCATGGCATATTTTATAGCGATGAGGATCTAGGAAAGGCTCGAACTTCTCAGTGATTTGTATGCGGAGCTTCGTCGTCATTTTGTATTGCGTCGTGATAATGAACCATATCTACTACACACGAGTAGCACCAGGGACAAAAATTAACATCAGTCATTCCAAAAGATCCTTCGATCCCACCCTCTGCCTCACTATATTCACTAGCGCAGACGTTGCATGTATGTTCTATCGGAGCCATTGCATTTGATGAATTATGAAAGGAGCATATCCCAACCAGAAACCTATGAATACGCCTGGTATTAGTTTGCTTCTGGCTTGCTTATAAACTTCAACTTCGATTGGAAAGTGTTTAATTTTTTTCATTGCGTAAAATCTCCACTTGAATAGTTGCGGGCATTGGATTGTTTGGATCATTAGACATCACTTGCTTATCGAGTCCATGGATCCTTGCTTTGACGTTTAAAGCTGAGATAGCTGCACCAGGCTGCCCCAGAGATCGCGCTAATTGTCGATCCTCGTCGAGTTCTTTGGAAAGTGATTGCACAGTGACTTCAAACTTCTTTTGTAAGTTCAGCTGCAGCTCTCCAACTCTTGTTGTAATCTTGGTGTTATCAAGAAGTGCTACTGCATTTCTATTTATTGTTGGACCTTTCATCTTTTGACAGTCATAACTCTGACGATATGCTTCAGAAGCATTCCCAGTTTCAATGAATGTTTTGCAGAACTTCTCTTGTTTTGTTGTTAGCTTGTTCATACTCTTTTCCACCATTTTTCATCCATATATTTATATTCTTCATCAACACTAATCTGAATCTTATCTATGATCTTTATGACTTCCTCCAAG